ATGGGCTTGAACCCGAACGGCGAACCGCCGGCAGCCCCGATGATGAAGATGATGAGGGCCACAGTGAAGAGGATGAAGCTGAGTGTGTCACGGTCTGCCCTAATGGCTGGGCGCGTCATTAGGCACCCCTTTCTCTGGGTACTTGACCCAGTCTCGCTTCTTTACCTCCATCCATGTCGCCTCGACTGAAGAGGCAAGATCGAGGTGTGCGGCGTTACAGAAGCCCGCGAGGTAGATCACAAGGTCACCGATAGCATCGACCATTGCTGCGTCATGGTCCTCGTCCATACGGATGCCCTGGTGCTTCTTGAGGAATGCATGGCTGAGCTCACCAAGCTCCTCCTGCATACCGAGCAAGAACTCCCACGGCTTCGCACCGGGGAAGTTGTGGTTGCACCACCCGAAGTGCTCGGTCTGTAGACGGTTTAGGTCGTGTGACTCGATGGTGGCCTCCTCTCATAGACCATGCTGGTGACGTCAGCATAGCCGGACAGGTCGGTGAGGTTGTCCTCAACCACGTTGGGGTTCTCCGCCTCACGTCCAAGCTTTACGCCGGCCTGGCAGAGAGCGACTTCGTGAGGTTCAATCACTTCCCCGGGCGCGAGCCTGTGCTTCAGGACGCCAGTCCAGATAGCCGCGACGCGAGTGTAGACGTCAGCTGGATGGCCATACTTGTCTTGGCGATCCTCAACTGCCTCCTTGCCTTTCTCGCTTGGTGTTTGCTTGGCCAATTGCCCTCCTTGTACGCTTGTGTCCTATTCATTGTATCAAACCGATGTGGCACCGTCATGGTGCTCACGCGAACCTGGGTACCCTTTAATCTCACCACCCTTCTTCATTCTATCCTCATGGTTATCCTTAGCTGTTCCGATGAAGAGGTGGTCAGGGTTGACGCAGGGCGGGTTGTCGCAATGGTGGCAGACTTGGAGGTCACTTCTGCTGAGGTCAAGCCCTAACCAGACGTGAGCTGCTAATCGGTGGGCTCCATAGTTACGGCCTCGGTAGTAACAAACTCCGTAGCCCTTGAGGTTAGTCCTCCCCTGCCAGATCCAACACTCACTCACGGACTATCCCTCGTAGGAAGTTGTGTGGGGACTGCATCATCTCCTGGTGCATATCGAACTTGTTGCGGAGAGAGTGGAGTTGGGTTACATCTACGGTTCCAACTCCGAGTAGATGACGGATGCGAACCGCTCGTGTTTGCTTGGGTCCAAATAGACGGCTGACGGCTTGCCAGTAATCAACGAAACTATCTGGGAGCGAGTAGAATAAGCCTTCGCCCGCAGTGGAGAGGTCAATACTAAGACTCCCTGTGCTAACTTGGAAGACCAGGCATACCGGTTTTGGCCCAGCTTTGGAAGTCTTGAGGCGCCGGTACGCATAAGCTCTATCTGCAGGCCGGACGGATCCCGTAATCGCGTAAGCTGCAAAACCCAGCGTTTCAGCTGCCTTTCGGACTGCAGCCACCTCCGCCAAGAAACGGCAGTAAACCACGCATGGTTCCCGGAGCTCGTGCAGATCGACAAGTATATCCTTCGCCATCGTAAGCTTCGCGTGGTGAATGATACGCCCACGGGTCGTGAAGCCCCCCGTGATTTGCTGTAGCCGAAGTCGAAGCACGCCCGGATTAAGCCCCTCAATCGCTTCACCTCCCTCGAGGAATGCCACGCCCTCAGAGGCTAACTCATCGTACAGCTTTCGGGCATGGGTGGGCAAGTGGATTTTGACATTGACCGGGGGTAGTTCAGGCTCAGCATCAGGGAAGGCCGTCGCTCGCGAGATGATGAAGCTGTGGTTTTTGACCTTCTCTAAGAGCTGCGCCTTGTTGTGGTAGCGCACAATCCTGTATCTATTACGCCCAAAGCCGTACTCGCAATAGAGGTCCTCAAAATCTTCCTTGGCGGTGCCGAAGATAGAGTCGTCGAGGATGCGGAATTGAGAGAACAGGTCGATGTAGCCCTTGGGATTAGGTGTCCCCGTCATGAGGTAGACCCAGGGCCTCCCATCCCGGCGCTTCTTACGCATCCGCCGTACGCTACGCCAGAGGTTCTGTGCTGTGACAGTCCCAGCCCGCTTTGCTCTGTGACTTTCGTCACAAACTACTATGTCAGGCTTCCAGTCCTCGATGCCCTTGTTCCACTCATACACCCACCTCTTGCCCTCTCGCGAGCGTTGGCGGAACTTGTCGTAGTTAATCAAGAAGAACCGCACCTTAGGGGATTGTCGGGTGCGGCCCTTCTTGAACTTGGAGTCCGCGTTGTGGATGACGTAGGACAGTGTAAAGTGCTCGTGGATTTCGTCCTCCCACACGCTCAACGCACTGAGCGGACAGGCGACGACCACACGCTCTACACGTCCTTTAAGCGCTTGGATGGCTATAGCATCAAGCACCGCTTTCGTCTTGCCGCACCTCGGTTCCATGAGAAACGCGAGGTTACCCTCTCTGACCGCTCGGAGTGTAGCTCGGGCTTGGTGCTTGAAAGGCTTAGTCCGCGGTGTGTACCGCTTCAAAGTGGGTCAGCCCTCCATGACCATGGATCTTCTCTGCATCCTCGATGGACTTGTAGACGATGATGTTCGGAACGTTAGCAGTCTCGAAGTAGAAGGCGACTGCCACCCACCCGTTCTCGAACTCAACCGCCTGCCCAATGGGGCCCGTACCGCTGACACCCGAGGGATCCTCGTCTCGGATCATCTCATAGACTTCTAGTGGGTACTTCATCAGACCTCCGCTGGATTCTCGGCCTCTTGCTCGGCGGCTTCGTCGTCCTGCCAGTTCTCGTAGGTCTCGTTGAGGGTCTGCTGCAGCTCGTTGATGTCCCACTCCCCTGAGTCCAGGGCGTTGCGTAGGACCTCGACAATGTCTTGCTTAGTTACTGTCACTCCTCCTCCTCTCCATCGGGGATCTCTCCTTCGTGGCCGGCGAAGACATACAGTCTTTCGTCCTGCCATTCGGCGATGTAGAAGTAATGTGCGATGTAAGTCCCCAGTGGCGGGGGTATGCCCATCTTCTCCATCAACTGCTGGTCGATGCGGGCCGACTCATCGTCTTTGCTTACCACGATAGAGTGGATGGTCTTTGGTTCCTCAACCTCCATCTCGTCGAGGTGAGCCGGCCCGCCGAAGTAATGGCATGTAGTCATGCGCTTCTCACGTAGTAGGGAGCTTGTTCTCGTCGCGGTTCCAGTCGAAGTCGACTCGGATGGCATCCGTATCATCATCGGGCCAATACGCTCTCCCGCCCGGGAAGTCTTCCTCCTCAAGCTCCTCGTCGTTAATCAGCGCGAGGATGGCTGGGATTGCTGCCCCGACGCTTGGGTATGGGACCTTGGACAGGGCTCCTGGTGTTGGGTCTGTGACGTGCCCGGTTTCGCTAGGGCTGCCCATTTGTGACATAGCTTCACTTCACCTCCTTCTGTCTAGTAGCCTGTGTTCCTCTGGCGTTACGGGTGTGAGGTGGTCAGGATTGATACATCGTTGGACAAAGCAGGTGTGATGCAGCTGCATGCCCTCAGGTATTGAACCGACATAGCGTTCGTAGATCCAACGGTGGACAGAGACGTAATTCAGGCTTCGGCCCATGTGACCATAACCCGCGCTGGTTACGCTGCGATTCCACACCCAGCAATCTCCATCCAAGTCAATCCTCCTGAGGAGCCACTTAACTACAGCAACCTCTCCTTTAACTCTCACCTTCGCCTCTTCACCCGCCCTCCTAGTGTACCACGAGTTCGTGACTTCGTTCTGGTAACACCTCGTCGGAACTTCCTCTTATGAAATGGTTGGTTTGACTGACGATAGACCATGTTGCGGTTAGTGCAACCACACATGGGACACTGCAGGAGAGCAACCTTTCGCTCTCGGTACTCATAGGACACGACGCCCCGCTTCGAGACTACCTTTACCTTCTTCTGTGCAAAGATAGTCTCATCACCGACGCGGTGGTACTTGCGTGGCTTCATGCAGTTGGGACACCATACCCACGGTTTGGGCAATCGTCCAATGAGCTCGACGGGGATGTGGTAGCTGCGCGCCCGACTGACTACAGTGGCGTTGGGTATGCCCCGCTCGTGGAGCATATTCCGAAACCACACAGCCTGGTAGAGGTTGGTGCACAGCTTCTTATATCGCCGTCTGTTGCCGTCGACCCTCCGCATCCAAAAGACAGCCCACGGATAACGGTGGGACAGTTGATTCGCTAAGAAAGGCAGGCGCGCAGCCTGCTTTATGCCTACGTCCTCAACACTCTCAGCAGCCCGCTCGGCGGCGCGTGTCTGGTAGCGTACGAGGGCTTTTGTTGCGCGGCGGTGCTCTAAGTACTCGGGCTTAAGCAAGGGCCCGTCAAAGAGTGAGCCGATCTTGCTTGGAAGTGGTACCTTGTCTCTTGCGCGTTGGACGTCGCGCAGGATAGAGTCGGACATGGTTCTCCTCAGTCTCAGTCGAACGCCTCTGCGAAATCGCGGATCTCCTCTCGTTGTCTCTTAGCGAAATCACGGATCTCACGCTGTTTCTGCTTCCACCCTGCTACAGCCTGCTCATACTGCGGGTGATCCATGACGCTACCCATTATGCCCAACTCAACGGCTAGCATCGTCAGCTCCATGCTCGCTTCTTGCCACAGTTCGTCGTGCACTTCACCTCCCTCCAAGTAGTGGGGGGACTGCTACCGCCCAAGCAACAGTCCCCCGGTGTCCGACTGTGAATCGCGCACTTCTCTCCCCATCCTTTGCGTGGGGCCTCCCGTGCCACTCACTCTCTTTCGAGCAACCGGTCGTGCTAGTCTTCTGCGGGCTCGTCGTCGCCGTTCTCGTCGGGCAGATCGTTCTCGCCGTTGTCAGGGTGCTCGGTGGACGTCTCCTCAGTCGGACTTTCTTCGGCCTCAGCTGCACGCTCAGCAGCTGGACTGCCCTCTTCAGGCTGCCCTGTCAGCTCCTCAGGCGGGTTACTCTCCATTTTCTCACCTCCTTCCACCGTTCGCTCTGCACATTTCACGTAGTTAGATTGTATCACATCCCACGTCTTCTGTCAACTTCTATCGTCTGTCTTCGGCCATGCCACCAGACGTCCCACAAGCTTTGCTACCCCATGTTGCCTTTTAGCGTGGGAAGTTGTAAAATCAGTCATGTACCCCAACAGAAGGGAGGGAAGCACGGAGACCCTAGAATTCCTCAAAAGAGTGTGGACTGATCGTGGCGGCTGGGTCGACATACCCAGCAAGATCAACGGCCATTGGATACCGTGGTCCATCGAATGGCCCGATGCGGAACTGGCAGCTATTCGCATCACCACAGCTGTGGAGGATGATGAGGACGTTTACTTTAGCCCTGCACAGTATTCAAGCAAGGGACGTAGGTACGAGGACGTTCTGCCCACCTACTGGCTGTGGGCGGATCTGGATCGCGTAACCCCAGGGGCATGCATAGAGGCAGGCTTTACCCCGACGCTCGCGTGGTCGTCGTCACCTGGTAGGTACCAGGCTTTGTGGGAGTTGGACCACGCCTGTAGCCCTAAGGGGATCGAGCGACTAAATAGACAGATGACGTACACGCTAGGGGCGGACAAAAGTGGGTGGGACTTGACCCAGGTCCTGCGTGTGCCAGGCACCCGAAACTTCAAGTACCCTGGCGGTCCTGTCGTAGAGGTCGTACTCGTCACCGACGAAATCTACCAGCCCAGAGCACTAATGAAAAGGCTGAAGATGATGCGTCCCCTCGATCCACCAGCCATGAGTAGCCACGTACAGGCCTTGGTTCGTAAGGACGCACAGGTGCCGCCTGCTGCACAGGTGCTGCTGAATGCTCGCCCTGACCAGGTCGTCGAGGGTGAGAGGTCGCACCAAATCTGGAAGCTAGAGTGTCAGCTGGCAGAGGCAGGCTTCTCGGAGGATCAGATTTACGAGCTCGTTAGTGAGAGCGCGTGGAATAAGTGGAAGGAGGTAAACACAGGTGAGTCAAGACTGCGACGAGAGATCCACAAAGCTGTTGGACACGTGGCTAGTCGAAGAGTTTCGGGTGCACAAGCTGTGGTACAATCACCCCCGGAACATGGTGCTGCTGACCAACCTCACGTCGGAGGGAACGGCAGTGCTGGATCTAGGGAGGCCATTATTCTTCCGGCTGAGGTTTACGAGGAGGAAGTGGCGGGCCCGTCACCGTTCGTCGCTTACGGAGATTTCCTATCAGCTCATCTGGAAGCGCCGCGCTGGCTGATTCAGGAGCTGTGGACGGCAAAAAGTCATGGCATGATTGGTGGTGAGCCGAAGGCTATGAAGAGCATGCTGTCGCTGGCGCTGGGAATGTCGGTTGCTAGCGGTCGCCCGTTTCTCATGGATAAGAAGTTCAAGGCTGGGGTCAAGGGCGGGGTGCTGATCGTTCAGGAGGAGAATGATCCATGGCGGATGCAAGACTTAATGAGGAAGATGGCCAAGTACTACGGGCTTCTTCGGGTGGGAGATATCCGGACGGAGTCTGGTGGGGAAGGGGCGGTGGCAAAGAACATCTCGCATATCAACTTCCCGCGAGAAATTCCCCTGAAGCTCCTCAACAACTACGGGTTCGATATGCTCAACGAGGACCATCGGAACATGCTGGAGGAAGAGATTAGGTACTCAGACCCGGTGTTGCTGGTGCTCGACCCCCTCTATCTGATGGTAGGAGGGGCCGACCTCAATAGGTCGGATCAGCTATCTCCATTCTTTAAGTGGCTCATTCACCTCAAGTTCACGTACGGCACCGCGATTGTGGTGAATCACCACTTTAGGAAGCAGACTGCGAATGGACCGCAGGTTCGCCCAGGTCAACGGGTGCTAGGGTCCACGACGTTTCACGCCTGGGTGGCGTCGGCACTCTATAGCGAGAACACTACCACAGAGGATGATGGTAAAGGAGTGGCGAAGGTAAGGCTGGAGCGGGAGTTCAGGAACGTGGGGCCGATGAGGTCGTTGGATATTCGGATGAACATCGGCGACCCGGGCTCACTAGACTTCTCGGCTGACATCCTCAAGTACGACGCGGTGGGTGAACTGGTCAGGCTTGTGCAGCGCGAGCCGGGCATCACTGCACTGCAGGCTGCTGAGAGGTTGGAGATTGACAAGCGTACGGTGCTCAAGCGGGCGCGAGGGTCGGAGAAGCTGGTGCTCGAAGGCGGTAAGCGAGGGCGAGGACAATCGTGGAGGTTGTGGCTTGCAGACGACCAACGGGAAGCTGAAGCTGAACGGGATTGATGAGCACGTGGCACGATACTTGCTTGCTCACTCTCCGGAGTATCGGGCGCTGGTCAAGGCGAGGGTTAGCGAAGTGAAGAAGCGTCAGCGACTGAGCGACAGGTCTATCTTGTCAGCGTTCAGAAGCTACCACGGAGACGTGGACTTGCTTGGTCGAGATATTGATGGGTGTGGATAATGCCCAGGACTAGGCATCATGCTCACCTGCAGTCTAAGACTGGCGACAATCTGTGGACGCTGGTGGATGACGAACTGCTGGACCTCTTTCGACATATCAAGAAGGAGTACGGGTCTTGGGATGCAATGGGTTGGGCAGGCAGGTGTTCTCAGCGGTGGTTGAGGGCTGTGATGGCGGGGGAGTACGTAGCGATGGGCTACCCGACGCTCGACAGCTTTCTCGGGAACTTGGGGTACGATGGGCACGTGCAGTTGAGGGAGTGGTATACAGCGGAAGAGCTGGTTGAGATGGGGGTGTGGAAGGAGCAGCCCATGCCCCTACCACACAGGAAGGGGAGGTTGACGCTGGCAGTGGAGGAGATTCGCCGAAAACGAGAGGAGGAAGATGGACGAGGTTGAGGAGTTCATGGAGGAAGAAGTTTCGGACCCACGCCTAATGAGGGTAGGGGCCATTGAACGGGCTGCGCATACTCTACCGGGTATCCCCGCTAGTCACGTAGCGGCTGTTCTGGGTATCTCACTTAAGGCCACAATTCACCTCGCTGGGGAATCCGAGATCCTTAGTGTGAGAAAGGTGGGTTATGGTCGTGGTCGGTCGTGGCGATTGTATCCACGCTGAAAAAACTACACTACCGTTTTTAGGACATGATATCCGCATCGGCTACGATGATCTTTGAGTCTCCGTACCCTATTACTATACCCTTGCTTCGCAAGGGTGTAATAGGGTAGAGAGTCACAATCATCAAAGAGGATTTAGGAGGGATATGTTAGCTAACCCCAGAAGGGTCTACCTCGAATACCTCCGCGCAGTACGAGGTACTGAGAATGCCGCCACCGGTCGTATGGAAGTGATGATCGAGATTGAGCACCGAATCAGGTTGCTCCGTGAGATTGAGGGGACTTCCCTCTATGCACTAAGCAAGATCGAGATCCTCAGCACTCTAGAGACACTACTAAATAGCCTCGGGGACCGAGAACGAGTCGAGCAGACTTATGATCACCTGGACGAGTGGCGACGGCTTAGAATCGAAGCTTCCCAGAAGGTCGTCGAGCCCGCTTCTCCTTCCGACGGTCTGCCAGATATTCCTCCTCCGCTTGAAGGTAGTCCGACATTGCAGCTCTGGGATCGAAGCTCTCCGACATTAACTTACCCGTCTGAGAGCAAAACCGAAGAAATCGTGGTAGATCCCGACGAGGAAGATAGATGACACTGTGGTGATGTTCCAGAGCTATGTACCCGTTACCTGCCCACGCAGTTCGGCCGGTGGGTAGGTGAATGGTGGGTAGATGCCCATGCTTCTTGAGGTAGGCGTCGAAGGGTGTCATATCAACCTCGTTTCGCACGAAACGAAGTGGAAGGTGAGACCTCTGCTCGGGTCATGGTGCTCCTTTACTCGAACTTGCGGCTGAATATGAGGACTTCGTCAGCGAACCGCTCAACCTCTTTCTCGCGGCTGATGATCCACCTATAACAAGGCTTCTTAGTCTTGCGAGTCTTGTTGAGCTGGTAGATGTAGCCCCCATATAGGGCCTGAATATCCTCCAACCACTCTAGCTTAGTGTTGGTGATATGAAGCATTACGCGGACTCCCCAACCAAGGCTCATACCCCCTTCTCCATCGAAGAAGCCCGCTATCCACTGTCTACTCGGGTTCATGGATCCTCCAAAGGAGTGGGGCGTTAGGCACACGTGACCATACCTAACGCCCCATCTAGTAAGCAGCCCGTCGTAACTGCTTACTTCTTCGCGGTCCGCTTCTTCGCGGTCCGCTTCTTGCTCGAGGACTTCTTGGCGACGGGCTCATCCTCCTCCTCGTCGTCCTCGTCGTCCTCTTCGTCCTCGTCCTCCGCCTCGCGCTTCTTGGAGACTCGCTCCTTCAGCGCGTCGAGGCGCTTCGCTCGGGACTCGGAGAGGGCTTCCTGTGCGTCCTCGATGGAATCGAACTCCATCTCCTCGAGTGCCGCGTCGACGGACGGCCACTCGTACCGGCCGTTCTCGTTCTTCTCGACCTCGTGGTCGCGAAGCATGACGCGGAGCTCACGTCCGGACACACCGAGAGCGTCGGCCAACTCAGCCGACCCGATGGTCGACTTCTCCTTCTTGGCCTTGCCCTTCTTCTTCGAGGACTTCTTGCGCTTGGTGGGCGCCTCGTCCTCGTCACCCTCCTCCTCGTCTTCGACCTCTTCGTCGACCTCGTCAGCGAGGTCTTCGAGGTCTTCGAGGTCTTCGAGCTCGTCGTCGACCTCCTCCTCGGTCTCCTCAACCTCAGGCTCGGGTGCCTTCTTGGTTCGCTTTGCCATTTGTTCTACCCTCCTTTCGCTGTGGCATCTGTAGTTGCGATAGTCTAATTGTATCAACCCTGGTTGCCCGTGTCAACTCCACATTTCCTCCAACCGTGGTAACGGTTCAAGGTCCTTGTACTCCTTCTGGGATTCGTACTCGGCCCACAGGCGCATCTTGCCGAGGATGGCCTGCTGAAACCCGCTAAGCTTCTCGATGTGTCGGACGGTGAAATCGAGTTCTTCGAGTCCCCAGTTATCAACCTCAGGAGTGTGGTCAACACGGTGGACGAATGTGAGGCGCTCTGAAGCTGATCGGATGACCTCGTCTGAGTCATCTGTCAAGTACTCACACTCTCCGATATGCCAGTCAATCGGCAAACGCAGCCCACTGATGGTGGGGCGAACATAGCCAGGACCGGACATGATTTCCAACATGTGGTCCCGCTCTGCTCGCAGCATGATGGGTAGGTTACTGTACTTCGCCGGCATGGTTAGCCTTGTTCGAGCCTGGCGATATCCTGGACAAGAGCCATGATCGCGTCGTGGTCCTTCTCATCCTTGTAGATCATCTGCATCGTGTCCAACGCCAACTGTGGTAGCTTGACGGGACCCTTGTATCCAGGATTAGAGGTCTCTACCTCGATCTCCTTCGGCTCGTTCTTCTCTTGCACGATGGCTCTCTCCATCTCGGGAATGACGCCGTCGTTCCGCTTGATCGCACTGACTGCTGCAGTCATGTAGCGATAGCTGAGGTTGCTGAGCATGTTGCCACTTAGGAACTTGCTCATTACGCCCTGCGGATGACTTGGGACGGGAATGCCGTGCTCAGCCGCCCAGCGATCCGCGAAGTGGTAGATGTCCGCTTGGGTTAGGTTGCCCTTCTCCATCAGGGCAACGACCTCCCCACGAAGGGCATCTGAGTAGACCTTCAGCTCGGTTCTCTTGAGCTTCAGCACCTCACCGCGTCCGTTGTCCCGCTTCACCACTCTCGCAGCAGGCTGTGGTAGAACGCCGGCTTCTCGGAGTTGTGCTACCGCGTTCTTCAGGCCGCGGGGATCGCTTGGAGTCGAGGGGAACCTTAGTGGTGTGCCACCTCGATACCTCACTACATCGCCCTTGGGAGTCAGAACCTCCCAGTGGCCATCTGGTGTCTTGCGGGTGTCGTAGCCCTCGCGGTGAATGCGGTCTCTTAACTGTTGGACTTCACTCGCCATCTCATCACCTCCTCTCTTCCCTTAGTCGTCTGTACCACCCGGAGTTGAAAATCTTTCGTCTCATCCACCTATCAGCTCTATCTGCTTCGATGTGGCATTGGTGGCAGAGCTCCTCGTAGTCTTCCTTGTTCTTGGTATGAGGAGCGGGAGACCATAAGAAAGCCCACTCAGTGGGCCCTTCTTTGCCGCAGTTCTCACAGATGTACGTTCGCTGACGGTGGGCCTTGATCCAGTTGTGGATCCGGTCTTTCTCTGCCTTATCCGTAGATCCTCTCTCTTTCCTTGTCGCTCAAGAGTTCCGCATGCTGCGAGCTGTCGATTTCTCCCATGTCTACGAGCATATGGGCTGCTGCGTCTTGGTCTTCTGCGAGCCCCTCGATCACGAGCTCTTGACAGGCGATGAAGGCTTCGTCGTCTGTCACTCGCTCACCATGTGGTCGAGTGCTCTCAGTGACTCGGGCATGATCGCCTCGGTGTTGTCGACTGTCCCGCGGAAGTACTTGTTCTTCATCTCCGTTCGACAGTCCCCGCACAGGTGAGCCTTGACCGGGACGCGAGGGACTGACTCCCTGTCGTCGTCCCACTCTTCCAGCTGCACCCGCTTGATGGTCTTGCCCGCCTTCGAGCCTTCGTTCAGCTCCTCGGCGACCTTGCAACCATCGCAGATGATTTGGAGCATTATTCCTCCATCGCTTCGTTGACTGCCTCGTCGAGCTTGTCGACCAGGTCCTTCATCTTGCTGACGTCTTCGAGTTTCAGGGAGATCCCCTTCTTGGTGGGGCGGTAATCGTCCTCACCCTCGAAGTCCGCGTAGATCCGAATGTTGGCTCGCGTTTTACCCTTGAACTCACCAATGGTAGCGCGAACCTCCTCGAATCCCGACTTCTGGAACCGTGCGATGATGTGGTCTTCGTCCTTACTCATCGCTTCCGAAGAACGAGTTCTGGCACTTCTGACACAACCCGGAGATTGCGTACTCCCTCCGCGATGCCTCGTCCTCGAACTCGACTGCCGGCCCACCGCATCCTACCGGAGCGGGGACACAACGGTCGTTGGTGATTGCGGAGGTTCTCCCGAACTCGTCCTCGAGGAACTTCTCAATCGCTGGGGACTTTTCTGTCGGCTCGGCCATCTTTCACCTCCTTTCGCGTGTTGTTATGCCTCATTATCGCATTCCCGGAGCTGCCTGTCAACTGCTTGGTGTTGACCTGGTGTTAAGGGTTGCGATTGGTAGCCTCGGTCATGTGCTTCTGAACGGAGGCCGCGAAGGCACCTGAGAGTGCGAGTGCCTGTGGAATGTCGTGCTCGGGAGACCGTGCCTTGATCGCCTCCCCGTACGCCCACCGGGACATTGACTCCAACTGCTTCCAGTGATCCTGTGGGGTGCTCTTGTACTCACCGTCGTTCCAGATGAACTGCCAACTCGTGTCAGCCTCCTGAAGTACCCAGGAGATCCATTCATCTGGGAACTGAACGAGACCGAGGAGCTCCATCGTGTTGAGCTCGTCGACCACACCACAGTACAGGTGGAGGAAATAAGGCATCTCAGTGCCGAGCATCTTGTAGACCCATGCCTGTGCACCGTAGACATACGACGCCCAATCCTCTGCCGTCGTGGTGTTGTCCTCCTCGCCCTTTGACCATTCCCACAACCAAGAGGCGTTGATGTCCAGCACCCTCTGTGCTACACCTTCGACCACCTGCTTGTCGATCCCGCATGTCTCTTGGACGAAGATACCACAGTCCTCCTCCTTGAGGTACTCAGAGAACTGCTGCTTCTCTGGGGTTGCAACTACCGTTTCCATATTCACCTCCTCTCGTCAGTAGTTCATCACTCCCCCAGCACCGCATACTGGGGGAGCAATCAACTACCAGCGGCGATGAAGATTGTTCTGCCTCATCCACTCGCGGGCAGCTATTATTGCTTCGTCTTCGTTGAGCGGCTTCGGCTCAGGCAGTATCATCCAGTACGCTGCGTAGACTGATTGCCAGAGGCAAAACGGTCCGAACACGAACCAGAAGTACCACGGTGAGTTGAACAGCCATAAGTAGCCTGCCCACCCGACTGCCCCTACAATCCCGAGGACAAAGCGCCATTGTTCATGGCTCATTGTGCCTCCTCGGAATTAGGCGAAGAGGATTGCGATCCTGGTGATGTGATCTACCGAGACCGCCTTCCACTCGGGTTTGTCAGAGTCCATCGAAGGGAACTCCTCCACCTCGATGAACTTCCACGCGCCGAAGCGGTTCGTGTAGTCACGAGGCTGAACACTGTACGACTCGGGCCATCTGAACGTATCCGCCCACTTCTCGAGGTCGTCGTCCTCGTCGAGAGCGGTTCCTAGCGTCCATGTTCGACCGCCAAGGAACGCCTCTACCGTGATTCGCCAGTCCCAGTCGCTCGTGTGCTCGAGCTCACCCATCTCACGCACCATGCTGTACACCATGAGCAAGTCGGACACCATCATGACCCGCTGTGTGTGATCCCACTCAGGCTTGAAGAGATGAATGCCGACGATCAGGTCCGCCATCTTGAGTGACATCTGATCGCCATCTAGTTCGATCTTCTCCACTTTCTCACCTCCCTTCTATCTACTCGGTAGCCGTGGTTGTCCTTACGTGCTTACGGCCAGTTCGGTGTTAGACCGTGTCGAGCCTTGACGTGTGCAAGAGCCGCAGTGAGGGGATCCTCGATCGTCTCCTGGATCTCATCGCTCTCGAGTGCCCCCAGCATGGCGTGTGCACCAGCGAGAAACATCGCCTTCGAGGTGTATCGTTCCTCATCGGATTCGATGACCTCGGGGTTATGAATCTCACAGTCCGGGTCCGTGCAGACACGCTCCGCGTCGTCCAAAACGTGCTGCAGGTTCCGCTGACCTACTGTGATTCCCTCATTACTCACCTATCTCACCTCCTTTCATCTCATAGCCTCAAGGCGTGCGAGTTGCGGTTTCTCGCACACCTTCAGTGCTACGTGACCTTCTTGACGATGCTCTTAATGACTACGGGTCGCAACCACACTGCCCGCTCATCATGCGGATTGTAGTACATGGGGTTCCGATCCGCGCGCATCTTCTTGTTGCGCCACGTCCCTCGCAACTTCCTGGGGGGCTTATGCACTACGTGCCATGTCGGACTTTGTTGCTCGGGTTCTTCGTTCGCCCAGGCGTTGAGTTCGGCGAGGTTCATCGCATCGAGGATAGACAGTGACGACACGAGTAGATCGTTTTTCCATTGCGCCTGAAAGACACATCGGTCTTACGTCCGCATGACCCACAACCCGGGGTCTCACGAACCAAACGACCAATCCGTGCCCTGCCTGTCTCGTTTCGCTTTTGCACCCGCTTCACCTCCTTTCATCCCTCGTTCCGTGCATGAATCGACATACCCTATTATCGCATTCCGGGTTCCTCTTATCAACTGCTGGGTATTAACCAGGCGTTAAGGGTTTGTAAAAGAGAACTTTGGCATGAGTAGCCATATAGAGGCCGTGGATCGCGAAGAGCACCGGCACCCTGTGGTGATGTTCTATTTGGCCACATGCTCCCACAAGAAAAGGGTGCCCGCAAGATCGCAGGCACCCTTATCTCGTCGCGTCCGAGCGAGGGAGCTAGGCGTTGTCAGACACCTCCTCAAGCTCCTCAGCGTCCTCGTCCTCCGAGGGGCTGAAGTGCCTGATGGCGGCCTCGGCTGCCTCCGCCGGAACGTCCCACGACTTGCCGTGCATCGCCTTCGGCCGCGTGTAGTTCGCTCGGAGCCAACCGCGAATCGCCTTCGGATCCGCGCCCGTCGCCTCTGCGATGTCCGCAGGGGTGATCGGCTTGCGCGTCTCCTCCTCGGTCGTCTCGGTCTCGTCGACCTCGATGACCTCGGGCTCTTCGACTGCTGTGTTGTCCTTCCGTGCCATGTTAACCTCCTTTCTCATCGTTGGCACAAGGCGGGATCCGATGACCGCGTCACCTGCGATCCCACGTTCTGCCTGCCCCGTTCATGTGCATACAGCTATCGTATCACACCGGGAACCACCACACAACTTCCTGGTGTTAAGGGTTAGTGACCACCGAAATTGCCCCATGCCCAGGGCCAGAACTCCGTGAGGAACCAGTAGAAGTATGATGGGAACCAACTGCTGGTGTGCATGGTACCTCCTTTCGTCTGATAGACACAAGGCAGCCCAATTGGGCTACCTTCTGTCTAACTGATGAACCTGATGCGGCTGTGCAGCTGATCGACACCCCAGCGACAAGCGTCCGCCGAGGGATATGTGATCCTCTCGGTGTCTCGTTCTCGGTGTCCGACGTGCGGGTCGAGACAGTAGTCGAATCCCTTGTCCGCAATAGCTTGCAGGACTTGATCCGCATCAGCCTCGAATCCAAGAGCGTAGAGAACTTCACGCGCTGACAGGTACTTGTACTCCGAAATGCCAGCCTTGTACTGGTCTACCTGATCCTTCGTGAAACTCTCCATCTGCTTGATCGCTTCCTTGACCTGATCGTCTGTAAGGCTCATTCCTATTCACCTCCTTCCATCTGTGGGAGCCATTAAGCATCGCGCACCCCATGACTTCGAATCTCATGGGGTGCATGCTGCTTACGCTGCCTTGCAGTCGTCGAGCATCCTCTCGATCACTGACGCGCCTGACGGCACAAAGACTGTGCGCCTTTCGCCTGTTTCCGGCACGGTGTAATCGACTTCGTGTCCGACGTAGCTGTTGAACTCAACAACTCGACGGAAGTCGCTGCTCATCTGATACTTCTCACCGAATGTCTGCATCATCCTCACCTCCTTTCGTTCTGTCCGTGATTCGCGTTGCATGCCCCATTTTAACGATCCAGGAGCCACCAGTCAACTTCTGGGCGTTAAGGGAATGTAAACGTGGTGTTAAGGGTTAATGATGGAGAACCTGTAGTTCCCTAGGGGACTCAGACTCGTTAAGTGCCAAGGGACATGATATAGTCCACACTATGGAAGACCGTAGGCCAAAAGCCCTGCAGATCGGTAACCCATTGGCCGGGACCTCTGGTGCTCAGAGGGTAAGTCCGGCAGGCCGTGAACTTACACGCCTCGAGTCCACCATCATCGACCTCTATGTTCGTGGCCTTGCCCGTAGAAAAATAGCCAGGCTTCTAATTGATCATTTGGCCCATGCCGCCAATGGCGAATCCATGTCAGCCAGGATGCAATTGGCCGTTAGGCGCCTCCGCAACCTCGAACGACGTAAGTGGTTCAGGGACCTATTGTGGGAGCGGGCCATGATAGCGACGGACATGGCCTCGCCAAGGATCATGGCGGGCATCACGCAAAAGGCTACCGAAGGTCGAGTGGACGCCGCAAAACTTGCCTTGTCCATCACAGGACGGTACACGGAGCAAGGTGACGTCCAAGCCACTCAGGTCAACATCGTCTTCGGGGCGGACATACCCAGACCAGAACGCCATGGCATTGATAGCCAGAAGCCGGCCGAAGTCGACGAGGGGGATTGGGAGGAAATTGATCCCCAGGAATGATCTATTTGGCCGGGCCGTCTCACACACAGGCATTGTTAGCCAGAATGCGGCCCAGGCATTGTTAGCCAGAATGCGGCCACGACCATTTGGCCGGGTCCACACCCACCACCTCCGTCCATCCCGACGCGAACGTTCGTGCGAACGTTCGAGGGAGGGCGATTGCTCGCCCTCCCTCGTTCGGACGCTACTCCGCGTTCGGTGTGGGGAGTTCGTCGATCACGACCGCTTCGTTCACGGTCGCGTTTGCGAACACCTCGAACACCTGCGCGGCTGCGTTCGGGCCGAGAACCCAAGCCGTACCCTTGAGTTCGATCGGTCGCGTGTGATTCGCACGAAGCCAGTTGCGAATCCGCTTCCCGCCCTCGAACGCATGCTCGCTGCCCCAAAGGTCGGCTGCGATTTCGTCCGGTCGGTGCGTTGCCCGCTCGGTGAGAGTTCGTTCGTCGCTCATTCGGTCACCCCCTTTCGTTCGTTGCTGACTACCGCAGTCTATATGCGCAGTTGCGCAAACGCAATAGGTCGTATGGCCCATCTTTGCGTTCGTTCCTATTGCACGTTTGCTATGCACATACGAACGTACGTTCGCATGCGGTTGTTCTTTATGCGAACGTACGTTCGTATCGCACGTTTGCGATATCCCCCCCCTCCACCCCCATTGCCGTCCCCAACTCCTTGCGCCTGCGGCGCAACCGAGGTACGAGGGCTGGCCATTTAGAATTTTCCGCATTGGTATCCACATGAGAGGAGTGTTGTGCCATGGCTAACCGCTTTCGCCAAGGTTACATGAGGGCAGATGACTACTCCATCCTCGTGGCTTTCGGGCCTGGAGTGAAGAACAGGCGAGGTGAGCGACTCACCGCCGACGACTCACTGGCCATCTCCAACACCCTCGCGGGGGCCAAGTGGAATCGCGGCTATTTGCGGGGCCCCAACGGTGAGCTCATTACAGGCGACGGAACCGCTGTACCGAACAAGTGGCGTAGGGGCGACCTGATTGACGCTAACGGCGCTCTCGTTGTCACCACACAGGTAGCGGGCTCTGTGGTGAGGCAAGGCTATCTCCGTAACGCCTCCACTGGGGCGATGGTCGTCACGCAGACCACTGGGGGTGGAGCTGGACCCGCCCCAACCCTCACTCAGCTCCAGCCTGACAACTCTGGTCAGTGGAACCAGGAGGTTCGCCTCATCGGTACCAACTTCACCTCGCAGTCTGTCATCCTCGTCAATGGCGTGGTACGTGACACGACCTACGTCTCAGCCACCGAGCTCCGTACTATTGTCCAGGGCGGTGGCGCAGCTGGTAATTACCAGGTCAAGGTCCGTAACGCTGACGGTCAGGAAACGGCCGCACTGACCTACACGAAGTTCTAGCCCACTTATGACCACTCAGGACGTCCACCTCACCTACCGCCCTCTGCCCAAGCAGTCGGCTGCTCACGCGCTGAACGCCAAGTACAGAGGGTTCTGTGGTGGGTGGGGTAACGGTAAAACCTCGTGGGGCTGCGTCGAGAGCTTCATCATGCTCAACGAGTTCCCCGGCATGAACTTCATCATCGCCCGTAAGACGCGCCCTGAGCTCAGAGCCACCACGTGGGATATGTTCATCAATGGCGACGACGGTCAGGAGAATGGTTGGCATGGCGTCCCGAAAGAACTCATCGCCTACAACAACAAGTCCGACCTCCACCTCGTACTTCGCAACCGCTCGCAGGTCTTTGGTCTTCCTCTGGACGACCCTAAGAAGATTGAGAACTATAACCTCGGTGGTTTCTGGATTGACCAAGCGGAGGAGGTCGAAGAAGACATCTTCCTCAAGTTCCACGGACGACTCAGGCAGCGCCACGCACCCAGAGAAGGACTGCTGACGTTTAACCCCGCTGGGCACAACTGGCTGTGGAAGCGCTTGATTGACCCCCGACGGAGTGAAATCTTCAAGCGGCAGTACGCCTGTGTCGAGGCTACTACCTACGACAATCCGAACCTACCTGACGACTACTTCGAGCAATTTGAAGGGCTACCGGACGCATGGGTCCAGAGATTCGTCTATGGTTCACACGATGTCTTTGTTGGTCAGATCTTCACAGACTGGGATCCCGATATCCATGTCGTACAGCCGTTTCACATCCCCAGTGCTTGGGAGCGGTGGATGTGTATCGACCCCGGTATCGGGCACGAGGGTGCCGTATCGTGGATGGCTCGCGATTTCGATGGTAATGCTTACTACTATCGAGAGCTACTGGCTAAGGGTCAGCCTGTAGAATGGTGGGCCTCTCAAGTCTTCGAACTGGAGGCCGAGCTTGACTACGGCGGCCCCAACGAGGAGATTTATCGAAGACTCATCGGAGTCGAGGCTAATCAACGGTCCCAGCGCGACGGAAAGACTGTCGTCTCCAAATGGAATGAATTCGGGATCTATCCCGAGTTCGCAGATAGAGACCCGAGTGCTCGGATTTCTTCTATCACGGAATATCTTCGACCTAAGTCCGGAAATAGTAATCCTTGGACCGGAGCCGACCCCAGTCCGAGACTTTACGTATTCTCCAACTGCGAGAAGCTCCAGGAATACCTCCCGCAGTATCGTTGGAAGCCTCAAAGGGTCTCTTACTCGGAAGAGGAACCGCCGGAAAAACCGCGGAAGAAAGACGACCACAACATCGACAATCTCGGACATGTCCTGCTCGCTTTTGACGGACTACCTGAGATGGACGATGATACAGTGGCTCCTGATGCCGAGGCACGAGCTTTGGATGAGCATTTTACTGCCGCAATGGCAGAGGCCCGAGCCCGAAAGCCAGGAGGACCCAACAGCGTCCCCATTAATGCTGCCGTCTTGAACGGTATGCACCCGAGCCGAGACGAGGAGGAGTTCCATGCGGTTGGTTGAACGGATGACCCAACACCCGCCCACATGTCTACACTGTGGTCGGGGCAACACGGTCGATGAGCCCAATATCCCCGCTCTTGACCTTGAACGGGAGGTCAACTGGGGAGACTCGACCTACATCTGTGGTAACTGCGTGATGATGGCCGCTGCACTGTACGGCTACATCTCTCCCGAGCAGTACACGGAGCTACAGGACACCGTTACTTCCTTGAAAGAGCAGCGCCACGAGCTGCGCGCTCAGCTTGAGAAGAAGCAGCGTCGGCTCTCAGCCATCAGCTCGGGCCGTACAGCGCTGAAGGACGAAAGGAAAGAGCGAGCGTCAGCATGAGTACAAGCACTCTGGCAGCAATTTCGCTACTCATCTCGAACGCAATTCTAGTCGCGCTGATCGTCCTGATCACCGTACAGTTCTCTAAAGCGCTTCGATACACGCTCTCGCAACTCGACTTGTTGCACAGTCGCGAGGTCAATCGCGCCGAAGGGCTCTTGAACCGCTTCATGGCCCGCGACTTCGACCACTACCAGGCCTACGAGCTCGCACAGGAGGCCTCCACTGAGCCTGACGAGGTCTCTGACGACGAGATTCGCCGCGCCAGGCCGTGGATTCAGGGGCCTGCTGAACCTGAGGACACGCCTGAGGAGCTACTTAAGGACCTTGAGGAGGCCGGTGCGTGAACGGCGGTAGCATGATCGTCCTGCTTGGCATTATTGCCATCGCTGGCATCACTGCGGGCGTCGTCCTTGCCATCAGTGGCTACTCCTCGGCTGGGGCATTTGCCGTCGCGAGTGCTTGCGTGGGCGTTTTGGGCACTCTAGCGGCTCAGAAAAACGGCAATAGGACTCACAAAGGAGCCCTCGAATGAGAATCGGCGAGTGTACTAACCGCACTGAGCTTCTCGAGGCCCTCCTTACCGAGCGTAACGCCCGTTTGGAGCTCCGTCGAGGCCATGAAACGGTGTGGTGGAACAATATTGCCCTCCTTGCGGGCGATCACTACACTACGTGGAACGGTAATCAGGGCCTTTTCGTCGACCAGACCTCCGAGGACGACAATCTTCTCCAGCTTGTCATTAACCACAGCCTCACTGTTGCCCGTGTAGAGCTTGCGCGGCTCGTGAAGAGCCATCCAATCATGGAAGTGTTGGCTCAGGGTGAGGACGAGGAGTCTCTGGCTGCTACGAGGGTGGCGAAATCCGCCCTTGAAGGCGCTGAGTGGAAGTATAAGCTCCGAAAGATCCGTAAAGACGCGCTGTGGTGGATGATTGGGACCGGCATCGGGGCTGTTTACGTCGGCTATGACCCGAATGACGAGAATGATGGGGTGAGACAGTTCATTATCGACCCTGAGACGCAGGAGGCCGTGTTTAACCCCGCTCGAATCGAGCAGCTGCACCAAATGATGTCCGATGGCCAGCTTGACGAGGTCACTGTGGAGGAGCACCCCCTTGGTGACCTCTGTTACAAGGTGTTTTCACCGTTCCAGCTCCTGCCTGACCCCACGAAGCTTGAGTTCGACGAGATTCAGGACCTGATAACCACAGAGGTGGTGAATATTGACCATGCGCGGACTCTGTGGGGCGACGTGGCCAAGAACCTGCAGCCTGAGAGCGTTTTGCTCGGCGCGATGGAGAAAAGGGCTATCAGTAGAGCTGGCTTGGTCGGTACGACGGCCGATCCGGAGATTACCGACGTGCTTCAGGTCCACACGTACTGGCTGCTGCCTAAGTACTACGGCTATAACAAGTTCCTCCGCAACGGGCTGCTGATGCGCTTCACTACCAACGGGGAGATTCTTGAGTTTGCCCCCATCTTCCCGTACCAGGATGCTCGCATTCCGTTCGCCTTCTACCAGCACATTCCCTCGGTAATGTCTATCTGGCCTCAGTCCATCTTGCAGCACATTCGCCCCATCAACCTGGAGCTTGACAAGGCTATGAGTCAGATCGTCGAGGCCAAGGACTTTATGGCTAATCCGATGTGGCTTGTAGCTGCTCAGCACCAGATTAAGGGGCGAATCCGTAACCGGGCTGGCAATATGGTCCGATACACCCACGTCCCTAACATTCCCCCGCCCTCTCAGGTCGAGGGCATTGGCGTTCCCAGCCAGGTCGAGAACACTGTGGTGGCCTTGCGTGACCAGATCCTCGACATCTCCGGTCAGAGCGAAACGTCCTTCGGCCGAGTACCCTCCGGTGTCCGCAGCGGTGTTGCTGTCGCGTACCTCACCGAGCAGGACGAGACTAAGATTGGGCCGACTGCCGAGAACATGGAGGAGGCGACAGCACAGATGTCCTCCCTCTCACTCTCGCGGTTTGGCCAGTTTTACACCACCACCCGCATGATTCGTCTGTACAAGCCCGGTGGCTTCTTCGATGTGATCCGTTTCAAGGGAGCTGACCTTAAGGGTGTGACTGACGTTGTGCCCGTCGCTGGGAGCGCTCTGCCTAAGTCTCAGGCTGCCCGTAAGGAGTTTATCATGGGCCTGGTCGAGATGGGCATTGAGAAAGATCCCAAGCGGATTAAGGAGATGCTTGAGATTGGTCAGGGTGAGCCTGACGACACGGACAAGGCGTTCATGCAGGCTGACCGTGAAAATCAGCTCATGCTCCGCGGCATTCAGGCTGGCAAGCTGAAGCTTGACCCGAACGATCAGGAGGCCGTTGCTAAGGCTATCCCGGTGAAAAAGTGGCATAACCATGCGGCTCACCTCTCTCGTCACTACGGCACTATGATGAGTGAGGAGTTTGACCAGCTCGCTGAATCTCACCCCGAAATAGTCCGGCTTTTCGACGAACATACTGCTATGCACGAACAGGCCCTCATGGCTCAGCAACAGGCTGCCATGCAGGCTGCACAAGCTGCTAAGGGTGCGCCCGCAGGTATGGTTACTCCAGGCGGAGGTGACCAGGCACAGCAACAGGCGGGCGCCCCTGGTACTCCTCAGGAAGCGGCTGGTCAAGCCGCACAGAACGGGGCTCCGCCGGGAGGGCCGATGTAATGCCGCTTGCAAACATTCCAAAACCGCTCCAGGCCAAGTACGAGCGCTGTGTGGCGCACGTTAAGGCTGAGGGCGGTAAAGTCAACCCGTATGCCGTCTGTTACGCCTCTGTGGTCGGCAAGGGCGTGGGTGAAGAGGCGAAGAAGCGAAAAGGCAAGAAAGGAGGGTAGAATGGCCGACGACACAACCACCGACGCTCCTCCGGGGGAGGACGTTGTGGACGAAGAGGAGGTTGAGGCGCCGCCAGAGGAGCACGTCGCTGACTCTGTTCCTGGTGCGGTGACGGAGGACACGCCGAAGACCACGAAGAAGCAGGCCGCTGCTGAGGGCCCAGCTCCACTCGGGGCCGGCTTCATGCAGCTGGTCAACGACGTGTCCACCGATGAGGAGGACGACGATGCTTACATCGTGCCTGCGGGTACGAAGGTGAGTGTTGTCGATGCTCCACTGGTGCTCAACCCGGACTTGACCAACGCCTTTGGGCGTGAGCAGTACATCACGCCTGAGGACGCGGACATCATCGTCCGGACGAGGGATGCCCGTGGGGACGTCCTCACCGTCACGATGGAGGATCTTGAGCCTCTGGCTGCCGGCCGCGACAAGGGCTAGTGGCTGAGCTCAACATCAACGAGGCCCTCGAGCAGTCCAAGGACATGATTGTCACAGATAGTAGTGGCAATAAGTGGATCAAGGTTGAGGACCTCAAGAAGGCTGAAACAGCTCGTGCCATGGACAACACCATCGACAAACTGAAGCCGAAACCGAAGAGCTTTGAACAGGCGAAGAGTGCTGCTTTCCAAGACCAGGAGCTCCGGGAAGCATTCGCTGACAGACCTCCGGTAGTAGGCCCATCCCATTCCGCCGCGTGAGGCGTTAAACCGTAGGAGGTAACATGAAGACTCTGTTCTACCGAACAGAAGAAAACACACCGCCCGATCCCATCGCTGCGATGGCAGCCCAGCAGGGGCTTGATCTTAACCAGCCTGCTGAGCAAGCTGCTGCCACAGCGGGGGCAGAGGCAGGGGCTCCAGCACCGGGTACCGGGACACAGACGGGACCTACGCCAGATGCCACTCCGCCTGCGGAGGCGCAAAACACCGATACGGGTGAGCCAACTGGTGGGCCGCCGGACAGCGTCCCTTACTCCCGCTTCAAGGAGGTAAATGACCAGCTTCGAGACTTCAAGGAGCTCGAAAGCTTCGGTTACGACGCAGACTCCTTGCGTCAGCTAGCGCAGTGGGGTGCTCAGTTCGACTCAAACCCCGTCGATTCCTGGATGGCTGTGGCGAAGGATTTGGGCGACGATTTGCCCCCCGAGATTCGTGAGGCAGTAGCCTCATACATCGAGGATCAGGGTGTGGTCGCACAAACAGAACAGCCAAGCCAGAGCGTCGCTCCCGATGCTCGGGATACGGAAATCCGAGAGCTCAGGCAGCGCTTGGATGACCGTGACGCCAGAGACGAACAGGCGAGTCGCGCAGAGCTACTCAACTCGATAGTCAGCAGGTGGAAGGAGGCCGACGTCAAGGAGGGCATTGCGACTATCCCGGACGAGAAGATCTACACTTACATCTCGTCCAACGCTCCCCAGGCCACGAACGAGGACGAGCTCCTCAATCTGGCCCGGCAGGAGTTCCTGGATACTCGCGAGTTCATCCTTCAAGGGTCGGTCGTGAAGCCGGGAGACTCAAGGGCGCCTGTCACGGTGCCCGGTAGTGGAGCTCCTGTTCAAGAAGCGCCTCCCCGACCGAAGACTCTGGCCGAAGCTTCTGCCGCAGCGCTGGCGGATGCTCAGGGCAGCGGTCTCAACATGGAAGGCGTGTCACGAGGAGGCAGTTAGTGGCACTAGGAGTCAACATCGTCGAGCGCGGCTCCGCGGGTCCACTATTCTTCCGTGTGGTCGACCTCACTCTGGACAACGCATATGCCGCCGGTGGTTATGCCATCACTCCAGCACAGCTGGGGTTTGGGGCGAACGGCGTCATCTACGGTGTTCAGTCAGGAGTCGCAGGCGGCTTCCTGACAGAGTGGGACCAGGCCAACAAGAAGCTCAAGTGTCGTGACGTTTCGGGTGGCGTAGGTGCAGTCACCCCGGAGTGCGCGAACAACTTGGCTGCACTGAACGGAATCGTGGCCCGCGTGCTCGCGTGGGGCAAAGGTCAAGGCTAGAAAGGAGGACGGCTGGTGCAAGAAACAGTCCAAGCGGATGCGATCCTGAAGAACTACTATCTTCCGGTCCTCCGTGAGATGATTAACCAGCGCGCTCTGCTCATGTTCGGGTACTCCCCGGAAGAGATTGGGCGCGGTGCTGGCTCGGCGAACGCTGCCAACGGTGAGTCGCAGCCCTATCGGGGCATTTCTCGCGACGCCACCAAGGTCGAGTTCGCTGGCCGCAAGTGGGTGTTCACCGCCCACACCAAGCGGAACGAGTCCGGCACCATGCGTGACGAGCCACAGAACGTGGCCGGCACTGCGGGTGCAATCCTGCCACCGCCGGGACAGCAGCAGTGGGAGGACTTTGAGGACAAGGTCCGTCGCGCGTACAAGCAGATTCAGATCTCTGGCTTCTCGCTCGCAGTCTCTGAGCGGTCGCTGGGGTCGTATCTGCGACTCCTCGAGGCGGAGACCGAGGGTGCAGTCAACGACCTTCGGAAAGACCTCAACCGCCAGGGCTTCGGCGATCAGACCGGTGCTCTCGCGGCGATCACCACTGGCGCTGCGCCAGGTGCGACGTTCACGGTGGACAACCTGCAGTACCTGCGGGTGGGGATGCAGATCGACTTGGTCAACAAGTCGACGGATGCCGTCCTCAACAGTGCGGTGGGTACGTTGACCATCACCGCTATCAACACGTCCAACCGCCAGGTGACGGTCAACAACGCCACACTCACCATCGTCGCAGGCACTCACGTGCCAGTCGTTCAGGGCAACTGGAAGAAGGAGATGAACGGACTCCGGAACTTCGTCCGGTCGGACGTTTATCCCATCCTCCACGCGACGGATGGTTCGTCTGCCGCGAACGACTACTGGCGTGGGAAGTTCATTGATGGCGGGAACACCACCTTCGACGAGGACGTTGCTCAGTTGCTGCTGGACAACATCGGCGGAGAGGGCAAGGAGACCCAGATCATCATCACCACCAGGGGTGTTCGCCGGCGGTACGCGAACACGCTCAAGGCTCAGAAGCGGTTCAACGACGCCATGAGCCAGACCCTGCATGGCGGCTTTAAGTACCTGGATTTCAACGGGTACCCCATGCTGTACGACGATGACTGCCCGAAGCAGCATGCCTGGTTCCTCACTCCCGACGACTTCCTCTGGATTTGGTTGCAGAGCAACGACTTCCAGTGGATGCAGCGGGATGGGGCCGTGCTGCGTAAGGTCGAGAACCCGGACCTGGACGCGTACAAGGCGACTCTGTACAAGTACATGGACTTCGGGTGCACTCGGCGCAACACCCAGGGCGTCATCTACAACCTCGCGGACGACATTCCGTAACCATGGAAATCCACGCCGTCTCCACCTGGATCGACCAACACCACGGAGTGGTCCGGGTGGAGGACGACGTGGCTAACGTGGTACGGGATATCCACGAAATCAGCCCGCGCATCCACGTCTACTACAACGAGCAGACAGGAAACTTCGACCTAGTCGAGAGCTGCCTCGACCATACAGACCGCCTGATCTTCTCTGTGGTTCACTTGGATGCGCGGGTTGTAGATCGCCTCCGCACGGCCGACCAGTGGCGTGGGCGTGAGGACCCGGCCCACTTGCTTGGTGAGGACGAGGACTTCCTCACCCTGATGGACGACCAAAACACCGCTGCTGATGCTGCGAGGGACGAGCGCGAGAAAGACCAGATTCGTGACGTTGGTGAGCGCCTTGCTTGGGCCCTCGAGGAGGACGGTCGAGGCACTCACGCTCAGATCAGCGTCCCAAAGGAGCTCAATGAGTAGCATCACCATACCCGAGGTGATCCAGGAGCTCCGCAATCGGGGCTTCGAAGGCTTTGATGCGGGGGACCTCACTCGGTACATCGACTGGGGCTTTCGCAAGATCGTTCGCATGGCTAACTGGGACTGGGAGCAGGCGATTGCTACCGTCCAGCTAGAGGCGGGCGTTTACAAGATCACTGTGGGTGGTCCTGATGATCCACTGCTTGCGTGGACTGACGTTCCCCTGCTGAGGGATCTGATGAGGATCATCGACACCACCTCAGGCCAGTCGCTTGCTCTGAAGCCTATCAGCGACGAGGAGTGGACAGATCAGTGGCTTACTTCCAACCTCGATGATGCTGGATCTCGGGGTAATCCTGACCGCTATTACTTTGAGTGGGCCAACGCCATCTACATTCTGCCACCACCACAGACCCAGAAGATCTACAAGCTGTACATGTGGCAGTACATCGGGGACGCAGACTCTGGGCTCGCTTACCTACCACCTGACTGGGAGGAGGCTGTGCTATTGAGCGCTGAGTGTATCTGTCACTATCGCGCTCGCCAGCCTGAGTTTGCCCAGGAGTGTGAGATGCGGCTCGGGGTCATGGTCGCCGATATGCTGATCGAGCAGAACATGAAGGATCCCGCGTTCCAAGAGAGAGTTGATGGGCCGTGGTCACGCGTGAGGTAATCGCGGATCAGGTTCGCCTCTGGTCGGAGATGCCCGAAGACGAGAGAGGCGATCTGGATGACTTCATCAGGTCATTTCTCGAAGAAAATATTCCACCCTCAGAACGAAAGATCCAGCGTGGGGGCGAGTACATCGACGCCATAGACTACATCATGGGAGACCTCGAGCACTATGGCTAAGGAGATGGCGCAGAAAATTCCAGGCTTCGGTGGGGGAGTCTTCATGTTCAACAACCCCTCCTCTGACCAGGCCTTCAACATCTCCAACATGATTATAGACCCCGATGGTCGTGCTTACAAGCGGCAGGGGGCCGGGTATCAGAGCCGTATTCCGCCGTTGGGCAAGCAGGTGATGAGCATGTTTTCGTGGTACCGCTTCGGTAACCCCACTCAGATCCTCGCGCACGGTGAAGACGGCCACCTGTACTACAGTACGGACATGGTGAACTGGACTGACGGCGGGTCAGGTTTGTCTACCACAGAGCCTGCTTCGTTCACCGTTGGCTATAGCGCTGGGGGTGGTTCAGTTACTGCGCTCAATGCTCCAGCTGTCTACATAGCCGACGGGGCTAAACTGTGGCGGTGGTCTGGTTCGGTGCTGCTTGACATTACTGCGGCGTTGGGCTCTCCCCCTCCCCCTCTACCCGGCATTGTCCCACGGTACGTACTGTGGTGGAAGGATACGCTGTGGGTGGCAACTGGCAAGAACAGTCCCAACCCTGAATACCTCTGTGGTAGCGGCGCTGGCAATGCCGACACTTTCCCAGCTACCACCTTCGTCCGTATCGGTACCGGTGATGGGGACTACATCACTGCGCTGTTCACCGCTAGCCAGGAGCTGGTCGTGAGCAAGCGACGTCGGACTTTCATGGTGGTGAGTGCATCGACTCTCGAGAACCGCGTGAGCGACTACGAGAAGGGCTGTGAGTCCCACTTTTCGGTGGCGAAGTTTGATGCAGAGGTCTACTATCTGACGAGGTTTGGCGTTGCACGGTACGTTAAGGACGCCCCCGCTCAGATCGTGTCCGACAACATTCAGCCTCTATTCTCCACCATCTTCCTCAACCTCGCCCAGCTTGAGCGCTGTCACGTTTACCGAGTCCACCATAAGATTGGATGGACACTGGTGAGGCAGGGCCAAACTCTCCCAGACTTTCAGATCGAGTACTACCCTCAGTACCCTCGACAACCGTGGACTTTCCACCGTATGCAGGCTCAGACCTTCGTTACGCTGAGAGACACGCAGGAGAAGCTTTACTTCGCTCACACTGGTCCCAACGACCCCCGCATCTACGAGGCATTTCAACTTGCTGCCTCTACGGATGATGGCACTTTCTTCCAGGGCCTCATTCAGAGCGTGTGGACAGACTTGGGTGACCCGATCAACCGTAAGTACCTGCGAGCGATCCGCCTCTGGGGCGATGGTAAGTTTCACGTCCAGGTCAAGAAGGACCGCCGTGACGACGCGGGTCAGTTGATGACCGCCGACCTTAATCCGCCTCAACCGCTCTGGAACGATCCCGGTGATAAGTGGGATCCCAACGATGAATGGGGCAGTAAGGGCAGTATAGGATCGGATATCGTGTACCCCGATCAGTACGGCAGGCAGTTCTCTGTCCTGTTCTTCGACCTCGACGACATTCCGCCGACTGAGGGCACTCCCAAGCCTCGGCGCGGTGTTGCTGATCTGACTTACACTCACCCTCGTGGGTGGTCAATTCTTGAGGCGACCCTTGAACTTGTACAGATGGGAGAACTCGGGTGACGCAGGTACAGTTACCTCGCCGACCGACGATCAACGACTTCGTCCAGGACAATGACGAGGCTCTGATGCGGGTCCTGAATGGAGACATTCGGGATGACAATGTCTCAGAGTTTGCTGACCTCGACGGCAAAAAGATTAAGATCGGTAGTATCCCGCCTGACAGGGTGCAGTCGGGTGTGCCTACTATCTACGACTCTGACCCCGTGGGCACGATCAAGGCTTACTCGGGAGCGGTTATCCCCACGAACTGGGTCCTCGCTGACGGTCGTTCGCTGCTCCGCACGGATTACCCAGACTTGTTCACTGCTATCGGCACCACCTATGGGGCTGCTGACAGCGATCACTTCAACATTCCCGACCTGCGGAACCGGTTCATCTACGGGGCGAGTGGGGCGAACGCGAACGCCAAGGGCGGTACGACTCAGGAGACACTGGACACCACAAAAATCCCAGCCCACACCCATACGATCAGCCCTGCTGATGGTGCTCACTCCCACGAAGCTCGTCCTGTGCCGGGTAACCCCCCGTCGGGCTTTGTTGGCATTTACAACGCTGGCTTCCCCATGTACGATTCTGGGCTAAAGTGGGGGTCAGCGGCTTCGCCTGTCTTTGCTGTCGATAACACTCCAGTTGGTGGGGCCCACACTCACACCATCCAGAATGCTGGCGGTGGAGCACCGCACAACAACCTACCACCGTATGTTCTTATCGCTCAGATCATCAAGCTTACTGGGGCTCAGATAAACTCTGGTGGTGCCCTCCAGGGAGCGACTGGCGCTCAGGGACCGCAGGGTATACCTGGTACACCGGGCTCGATTTGGCGTAGTGGTACTGGGCCGCCATCAGGTGCTCTCGGTATCGTTGGCGACTGGTATGAGAATGATGCCAACGGTGATATCTACGAGAAGACAGGCGCCTCGACCTACACTCTCCGTGACAATCTCACTGGACCTCAGGGTCCGCAGGGCATTCAAGGAATCCAAGGCATTCAGGGGCCTACTGGTGCCACAGGCCAGGCTGAGGCGTGGTTCAGTGGTAGCGGCGCTCCCGCTGGCGGCACAGGGGCTGTGGGTGACTGGTACCTCGATACCGCTTCGGGCGACGTCTACGAAAAGACTGGTGCCTCCACGTGGACGCCGCGCGGAAACATCAAAGGTCCGACGGGAGCTACAGGGCCAGCTGGAGTCATTCAGACTGCTAAGGCCCACAGCGCTACTAACGGTGTTGCTTGGTCCGCCGCCGATACAAACGGGCGAGGCTATGCACCCACCCTGACCGCAGACTGGGATGACATTGGTGCTCAGTGGACTACAACTGTAGGTAGGTGGACGTGTAAGTCTGCCGGCAAATGGCTTGTCCAGCTTGCGGTTGGGGACCACTCAGCCAACGGGACGTGCTTGGTTGGTATATTCCTGAACGGAGCTACGATAATCCGGCGAGTGCAGGGCACACTTACTCGAGGCGCGGACGGCTCGGCTCCTGGCCTCATAGTTTCGATCCTCTACCAATTCGCTCTTAATGACACTGTCCACCTGTGGGGTTGGCATTCAGGTGGAGGCACTGCGTCCATGGTAATCGAGGCCATGAAGGTCGGCTAGGAGGATAGATGACTCAGGTAGCCCTTCCATTCCGTCCCATCGCTGGTGATCCTGAGGACATCTCCCAGGTCATGGCGGACTTCGACGCCATTCTCACTGTGCTCAATGGGGACATTAGGAACGACAACATCGCCACTCTTGCGGCTATCGCTGTGGCGAAGCTTGCAGCCGGCAGTAACGGAGACCGCCTTGAGATGGTGGGCGGTGTACCGACGTGGATCAAAACTGCCCGCGCTAGGGCTCACCGTTCAAGCGTAACTCTCGCCCACGCTGCTCATACTGCTATACCTTTCGACGTTGAGGACGCGGACACCGATAGCATAGTTGATGTAGCTGGAGGTACACCGTCTCGGTTCGTAATCAAGACTGCCGGTACTTACATGGTCTCTGGTAGTGTTTTCTTCCCACCCGGGACTGCGGGCCCTCGCTATGCCTATCTCAGAAAACAGGGGACTACGGCGCTGAACGGCATTGAGGTCCCAGCCGTTGCATCTCCTGACAACACGGTGCTGAGTCCAAACGATATAGTCTCAATGGCGGTCAATGAGTACCTCGAACTTATTGGCTACCAGGTGAGCGGTGGTGGTAGCCTCGCTGGGTGCAGCGCAAATCTTTCGGTCTACAGAATGGGGGCATAATGGCGGTACGTCGACTCGTTCCACTTCCTAACTACGGTCGAACTCCACTACATCCCGTACTTCACCCCGCTTTTCACGCAGCGGCTGCACGACTACGCCACATAGCGCTGAATCCCCCTCCACCCGCTTACGTACGGCCTACGTTCCACGGATACCCTGCGCTAAACGAGGTCGGCGATGATGAGGGCATTGGCGGTGCCTTAGGTCATCCCGGAGTCAATAGGCCTCCAATGCCCCCGGGCTCCAGTGGTGGTCCCCCGGCTGGGGGTGGTGGAGGCTACGCGGGTCAACCTGTTCCGGGTCGAGGGTCGGGTTATCTCACTTGGAACCCGCAGCTCATTAACCCCGACTCTGCCCTTGGTGGTTACTCTGACTCTCAGTGGATGGCGGACAAGAACGCTGCCACCACAGCCCTAATGACTAGCTACCACAAGACGCTGCAGGACCTCGGCTATATGGACGATGCAGGCCACTTCGTTGAGGGCAATCTCATGCTTCAGGATCGTCGTCAGCGAGCTCTCGACGCTCTTGGCATGAGGGATGCGGACACCCTCGTCACCGATGAGGCTCGCGAGCGTGGTACACTGTGGTCAGGCGTACGAGCACAGCGACTTGGTGAAGAGCAGCGCCAGTACGTCCAAGACCTTTCTGACCTGGATATCAACACTCCTCGAGACATCTCTCAAGGCTACACTGACATTGGTGGTTACTTCGAGGACTACAACACCGCCATTGGACGTGCTATCCAGGCCGCACTCGAGCGTCAGGCAGCAAGACTCGCCCCGTAGAAAGGAGAACGATGGCCACCATCCGTAAGATTCGCTCCCCCGCACGACTTAGGGCCATCGCTCGGTCTCAGGTCGGGGCGGAGATCAGCAGTCAATTAGGCCCATACACTTCGCAGAGGAACCAGCTTGTCAACCGCCGTCAGCGAGCGTTGGGCGACATGGACAAGATTTGGCAGGGGGTCGACGACTACAACCTCAAGGCTCTCGGTATCATGGGGAGCTTCCAGACACAGACGGCTGGCCTTGAGAAGCAGGCCTTCGATCAAGCCTCCGCTCGACTCGACCAGTTCCGGCAGCAGAGGGCTGCTGAAGCACAAGCCCTCGCTCAGCAGACCGGTGGCCCTGTTCCACTCTCGGCCTTCACCGAAGGGATCGACCCTGGGAACATACAGCCCAGCTCTGCTGCTGGAGCCCTCATGGGTGCTATCGGTGCTGGTCAGGATCAGTTCGCGGACATCGGTCGCACCACCTCCGAGGTATTTCCACTGATCAAGGTGGAGCAGAACAAGCAGCTTCGTGAAGATTACGAGGACAAAATCAGCGCGGTGCAGGACGAGATTGCCAACATCAAGGGCCAGCGTGGTGGGATGGTCAACAAGCGCTACGCTGACCTACTTGCTGCAGAGCGCGACTACCAGATGGCTGGGGCCACTCTGGGTGAGAATGTCGCCGCTCGAAAGGCCGGCAATAAGCTTGATCGAGCTAAGCTTACTGAGCAGCAGCGTGAGTTCAACAGACAAGCTGCCCAGGAGGACGCGAGGATCAAGATCTCCAGTCGCACTGCCAAGGCGAAGGGCACCGAGCAGCTTAACGCGCAGGACCTCATGGACAAGCTCTACAACGGTGGAGAATACCGCGAGTACTACTCCACGAGCTACGTCCCCGTTGGCTTCATGAACTCCTTCGATGCGGCTCAGAAGGGCTACATTCTCAACCCGAACCCCGCTGGTGGTAAGCGGGTCACGGACAAGAACGGCAACTACATGTACTACAAGATAGTCAACAAGAAGAAGTCGCTGCAGGCCCAGCAAGGCATCAACCCGGACACGATCAATCCCTCTACAGGTCAGAAATGGGGCGTTGCAGCGTACGGTGAGATTTACCGTCAGCTCGTGGGTAACGGAGTACCACTCAACGTCGCTAAGCAGCTGGTGCTCATCAAGTACAACCTCCCAGCTAACTACGCATTCCCAGCCGTGATTGCACCGCCACTGCCTAAGTACACACCTCCAAAGCCTGGGCGTAAGCGGAGCAACAGGCGAGGAGCTAACCGAAAGACTGACGCCAACCGCTGATGCCAGACATTCGCTTCGCACCTCGCGGTCGTAGGTCACGCACTCCGGTCCCAGTCGGACTGCCTCGCTCAGTTCAACAGATGGGGCTTCCGCCTACGGGGCGATCACCGTTGGGCCTACCCCCACGGGCGTCTCGGTTCAAGCCCGGCTTCAACGAGAACTCAGCGAACTCCATCATCGAGCACGCCCGCATCGAGCTGAGAAATCAGGATCAACCAGCTCAGGCTGTGCTCAACGCTGCTCAGAAGGGCGGCATTTACGCCGCGCTCGGTAAGGGGCCAGCGCCTGAACCGCCGTCTGTACAGGAGCTGGCAGAGAAATACGGCATGAGCCCTGAAGAGGCTCAGTTGATGGACCAGGTGATTAAGAAGGTCCAGCACGAGCGGGCTGCAGTACCTCATGCTCCTCCCCCTGGAGTCTCAGAAATCATGCGGGCTCTTCAGGTCGGTACAAACATCTCAGCCGGGTACATGAAGGGGATGCTGGAGTCGATCAGCCACGACTACCGCAGCCACCAACTCACACCGTGGTCTTATCCCAATGCCATCGGTCACGGGTTCGTCGAGATGCCGGGTGCCGTCAAGGAGGGCTATAACTACGAGACCCTCATCAAAGAGAAGACCAACCCCAATTCCTTCCTCTACCGCCACTCCAACGTCATTGGTCTACCGCTTGACATTGTCCTCGACCCGACTACGTACCTCAGCTTCGGTGAGACTTCCATAACGAAGGCTGGGGCGATGCAAGTAATGATCCGTGCAGACAATAAGGCGGATGCGAAGGCTTGGCAGATCATCGAGAGGGGTAGGAAGTATCAAGGCAGGACGTGGGACAAACATGAGCACGACGACCTACTTGCCCTCATAAGACAGAATCAGGGAGCACCTAACACCCTCGCAGATGCCACGCTACAACTGCGGAAAGAAGGCCTCGAGATGAAGAAGGCAGCGCGCAGGGGTGAATATGGTCGAGTGCGTCAGATCGGCGGCTTCGTAGCGCCTCGAAGAATCGCAGGCGGTAGAGGCGTTCGCTTCATGGGCTTTCAAGCACCGGGTACAGCTGGTCTGGGTAGAGCGGGCGCCCAGCAACTTAGACGCGCAGGGGCTGCCCTCTACGACACTCCTCTGGGCACTATACCCAAGCTATTTGTCCCCAACTCTGCTGGGCGGCATATCGTTAACGACCTCGAGCGCGCGCGGATGCTCAATCTTACTCGCACCGTGGGTAACATGCAGGGGTCTCTGCGGTCCACTATCTTCGCTGACAAGATTGCTGACCTACTCACGTCGAAGGCTTACACAGAGGTCAAGCACGAGAAAATCATCCCCGGCGTACCTTCTACCACAGGGCCTGAATCGGGGCTGTACTTCACTCATACCGGCAACCTCGTCCACGAAGGTGACCGCACGTATCCCGAGTGGAACCACCACAACATCTACGACGAGCACAACAATCTCCAAGGGTCTATCACCTGGGATGACAGTCCCTACACCAACGAGATTGAGGCAAACACCGCGTATATCCGTCCGGAGTTCCGTAACTTGACGAACTGGAAGCGGTTGATCGAGCCAGTGATCCAGCATGCCAAGGAGACTGGCAAGCCCATCTCTGGCCTCATCATGAACGAGCAGCTCTTCAACCTTGTGAAGCGGATAGCTGACAGGGAGGGCGTTGAGATTAAACCCCACTTTCTCCAATCTGACTTCGCGAGGGCAGCCTCAAACACCCCGCCGCGTAAGGGTCAGCAGGTGGTGCAGGTTCACCCAGACCGTCTGCCAGCACTCGCTACTCCGGATATGATCGAGCACGTGGTGGTCAACGAGCTCATGGGGACAGTCAACAAGGTCACTCCACTAAGCGAACGTGAGGGCCTCCATAAGCTGTCTGCAGAGGAGCTTGCGAAGTCTACACCTGAGCAGCAGAAGTTCATGGAAATCTACCGCAACCGCATCAACAACTACGTGAAGAAGGGCATGGAAAGTGGCGGTAAGAGGGCTGAACTCCTTCAGAAGGTCAGGGTCTACGAGAATCACTACTTCGATCCAGTGACTGTGGTGGCAAGACTACAGGTGGACCAGGACATGGCTAGGATTTCTCGAGAGTACGAGAAACAGGTCCTCGAAGACTCTCGGTACGCTCGCTTCTTGGGTAAGCCTCACATCAACGAGAATGGTGATATGGTCTACCGAGAGGACCCACCGGCTGGCTACGTTACTTACATCGCTCGCAGTGGTAAGCACTACGCTGTACGTCAGGCCGCTAAGGAGGCGCTCGAACAGATCAAGAACCCCGCCTTCCTCCGAGGCGAGCAGACAAAGTGGGAGAAGTACACTGACCCGTTCGGCGTGCAGGGTTGGTGGAAAGCGATGGCGACCATGCCGAACCCGAGCTTCCATGCCATGAACCTCATGGGTGCTATGTGGAATAACATGCTCGCGGGCATTTATAACCCCATGGACTATCTGAAGGTCTACGCCAGGGTCGCACACCGAAGCAGACTTGAGCGGTCCGCTGAACTCGATCAGCGGACGTTTAGGGCGCCCGTTCGTGCGCTCATGGGTAAGGCTCCTAAGTCAACTGAGAAAGGTCGTGAGGCGCTGAACGTTGTCCGTGAGTTCGAGGCTCGTGGTGGAGGTGGACGTTCAGGCTACCTCGCTGAGCTGACTGAGAAGTCCTTGGGAGGGGGGTTTGAGGAGGCGGCAAAGCTCGCTAGCGGACGGGGGATTAAAGACCTCATTCGCCCATCTGCTGAGCGGCGAGCAAAGGCTGAGGGTAAGCGAATTGGTGCTACACCTCGATTGGTGGCCTCTAGGGCCCGACAGGCAGGTGCGGTGCTGGGCACACCAGTCACAGGAGGCGGTTCGCTTCTGCTCATGGCGCCTGAGCTTGCAAAGCTCGGTCGTACATTCCTCGGCGGCCCAATTGAGAATATCGTGCGGCTGACCCCGTTCGTGAAGTTCTCAAAGGACCCACAGATGATACGAGCGCTAAAGCGGGTCGATGAGGCGTATGGCCCGCCTCGCGTACCAGGCTACAAGGACAACTTTATCGCGCCCACTAGGTCGCAGCAGTCGGACATGTATGACTACGCATCAGAGATAGTCAAGAGGTTCCAGTTCGACTACGCTGACATTACGGACTTTGAGCGGTATATCGTCAAGTCCATCTTCCCCTTCTACACTTACTACCGTAAGAACTTCGTCGTTCAAGCCCAAGAGCTCCTCAAGCAGCCGAGAGTACTTGCTACCGCAGCGAAGGTAGAGAATTTCCTCGCTGAGGAGGCTGGCGATATCGGTCCACTTAAGGAGCTGCTACCTTCATACTTCGCTCAGCTTAACGCTGTACAGATACCGCTGCCTGGGTGGGCGAAGGAGAAAATGGGCATACCGAAAAATCAGCCAGTATTCCTCAATCCTAAGCTTCCGTTCGTCACTCTCAATATGTTCCCACCCCTGTGGGGAGTTTTCTCCGACCCCCATCAGCGGGAGCTGACACCTCAGTTCATGCAGACTCAGCTCGCGCCGTTCTTCGCGTCGGTTGGACCCCACCCGTTTGGAGTGCCGGGCGGCAAGCTTGCAATCGAGGGCATCACTGGCTACTCACTTGGCCTGAACCGCCCCATTGACTACCAGCGCGCCTCGTCCAACGACTGGCGTCAGAGCACTCGTGATGCCCCGTTCTACGCCAAGTTCATGCCGTCCTTTATGAAGCACTTCTTCCTCATCGCGGACAACGGTAAGGGCCAGCTCAAAATGCCCGCTACCAATCGCTACATACTCGATCAGATGGTTGCTCCATTCGTCACCAACTATGGGTCCACGATTGCTCCACCTGATGCGACGGAGGCGCAGCAGGGTAAGGCGTTTGCGAACCGCGTAGCGATGGTGACGGGGCTTAGGCTAATGCCGGTGGACGTTCACAAGGTCGGCACAGCTTACTCTTACGGTGTCAAGAATCTCCTCGAGGCTCGTCAGTCTGACCTACGCCAGCAAAAGACAGCGGCGTTCCCGGGTGGTAAGCGATTGCCTGACGAGGACAGAGAGATCCTTGAGCTAGTGACCCGATTCACGGAAATATCCCGCCACGTTGACCGTGAGCGAAACATCGAACTGTACGGACACCCTTAAGCCATGAGTATCCACATACGGGCCGAACAACAGGGAGGATAGGATGCCCAACAAGCAGCAGCTCATGCGGCTCGCTCGACAGGCCGCTCGTCAGCAGGGTGTACCGCCTGCACTGTTTATGGCCCTCATTCAGCAGGAAAGTGGCTGGAACCCCTCTGCGGGTTCCTCCGCAGGTGCGCGGGGTCTAACTCAGCTCATGCCGGGCACAGCTCGGGGCCTAGGTGTTCGAGACGTTTTAGACCCCGTGCAGAATCTGCGCGGTGGCGCTCGTTACCTGCGGAAGATGCTCGACGAGTTCGGTGGAGATCCTCGCCTCGCGCTGAGTGCATACAACTCCGGGCCAGGTGGAGCAGAGGCTCGTGGCCGTGTTGAGGCGTACCCCGAAACTCAGGCCTACGTCCGTAACGTGATGGCCCTGGAGAATCAGTACGCCAAGCTGGGTATGGGTGAGGGCGTTGGTGCGAAAGCACCTCCTCCGACTGTCGCTGCGCTGCCAAGAATGCCTGCAGGCGCACAAGGCCCCGTAGGACTGAGCGCAGCGGCGTTGGGTGAGATTTCGAGGATCGGTCCTCTGAGCGCACACGCAGCTGGCATCGTTCAACAGAGGCAGCAGGACGATCAACAGCAGGCAGCTACTGGGCCTGGAGGGCCAACTGGAGCATCGCCTGACTTCAAGCCCGGTGACGCAGGACCCCCACCACAGACTGATGGCGGTACTCCTGCTGTGGGCGGACTGAACGCTGAGTTCGCACGCCGCTTTGGGCTGCTTCAGAAGGCCATCCAGCACGCTGGCGGGAGTCTGTACATCTACTCAGGAGGGCGTGACGCGAAGCAGCAGGCTGTGCTGTACCAGAACGCTCTCAAGAAGTACGGCAGTGAATCGGTAGCCCGTAAGTGGGTCGCACCTCCGGGCAAGTCAAACCACGACACCCACGCCGGGCTGAAGTACGGACTGGGCGATGGTGCGGTCGCCTCCGACCTGAGAGGAGATCTGGCAATGGCCCACAAACTTGCCGCGAGGTACGGCTTGGTGTTCCCCCTCGGTAACGAGGCGTGGCACATCGAGCTCGCCGGCATCAGGAACATGCACTCATGAGCCCAGACTTCGCATTCTACAGGGATCTCTGGGGACCAGGGTACGACCCGAACAACCGATACCCTATGTCGGGGGACGACGTTGTAGCTATCAAGCGAGTCATCTCCCGAGCCGGTTACTTGCCGTGGACTTCGTTCACCAACACCTACGGCAAGGACACTGAGGACGCAGTCAAACAGTTCCAGGCCGACGTCGGTATCGGTAACCCTCCCAAGGGCCATTACGGACCCTCCACCCACGACGAGCTGCTCAAGGCTCAGCGAGCTGGCTATCCTGGCGAAGACGCTTGGGACTCGTACTCGATCGACCTCTACCGTGAAGCTATCGTTCCAAACACCCCACCCAACTTCGGATTCAAGCGAGACCTGTACGGCCCTCCGGACAAACGCTACCCAATGTCAGGGGATGATTGCCTCGCCGTCAAGCGCGCCCTCTCCAGAGCAGGCTTCATCCCCTGGCAAGATTTCACCAACGTCTACGGCCAGCAGGCGAAGGACGGCTGCATCGCGTTCCAGAAGTCGGTCGGGATCAAGGGCTCAGACGGTGGTCCGCCACAGGGTCATTATGGGAAGTCCACCCATGCGGCCCTGCTTAAGGCGAAGGCTGACGACAAGCACGAGTGGGCGTTCGACGACTACTCAGCCAAGCTGTACAAGGGCTACAACGCTGGAGGCTCGTCGGGTGCTGGGCGTGACGCTACGCTCAACCACCTCTCGAAGCGGGTCGGCTACACTGAACAGCCTGCGAACTCCAACTGCGACAACCGCTCCGACGGCATTCGCACCGCCCAGGATCACACAGCTGGGGGCGGCACTTGGCTTAGATACCAGCCTTGGTGCGGCTGCTGGTGTTTCTATGGCCTCGAGGCGGGTGGTGTTGCGGGACTCGGCTCGTGGATGGCCAGTGTCGCCTCCATTGAGGACTACGCGAAGGCGAAGAACGGCTGCTTCAAAGGTTGGACAACTGATCGCTCCAAGGTCAAGAAGGGAGACCTCGTTGTCATTGGCGGCTACGGCGTACACGTGGAAACAGTGCGAGGATTCGATGGGTCCTCAACGCTCACCTACGGCGGAAATACAAGCCCGGGCAGTTCGGGGTCTCAGTCAAACGGTGGGGGCGCTTACGCCCGCACTCGCTCACCAGGGGAGGTAAGAGGATATGCGCTCGTCCGATTCCCAGGAGAATGAACGGCAGCCGGGTTGGGAGGATGAGGAGGGCTCCGACGATACGATGGAGGAGCGAATCCTGATCCGCGTCAAGGACTCCCCCGAACACCTCTATGAGCAGGAGGAGGACGATCAGTCCTGACGTTATCGCCGCCTTCTTCGCCGGTATCACCGCCGTGCTGAGCTCAGCTCTCTCTATATGGCTGGTGAAGAGGTCAGCTCACAAGGACTGCGAGGAAAGAATCAAGCTCTTTAGGAGCGGGTTGCACGAGATGGAGCACGACGGCTCATGAAGTACCTACCCTACGCATTGGCTGTGGTGGGCCTTATTGCTGCCGGCGTAACTGGCTACGTCGCGTCAGGAGCAACGGGCGCATCCAATCAGCCCACCAGGACAGTCACCATCGACGTGGCCACTGGACCAACGGGTCCTGCAGGTCCACCTGGTAAGCCCGGCCCAGCGGGTCCACCAGGAGCGCAAGGTCCTGCGGGGCCTACTGGTCCACAAGGACCGCCAGGGGACTTCAGCTGTCTCACGGGCTACAGTCCTGGAATCCTGGTCATAAACTCTCCCCACGGCCAGGTCCGCATCTATACATGCATCCAGGACTAACAGTCCCTCCCCGCTCAGTGGGCTCTCAGTGAGGCCGCACGCTGGGAGCCCGCTGGGATTACGCGTCTCAGCGTTACGCGCCTTTGCATAACCACGCTTCTTGGCGTCTGTAACAAACTCCTCTTTCAATGTCGCGTCACTGTCACACTCGCTGCGTCCAGTGTCTGTACACATCTGTACATCGCTTCTCAGCACGTGCCCCGCAACTGCGAAAGCGCGATCAGTTCGAAGTGAGGACCCACATGACGATCAGAAAGGCTGCTAGCCACCAACCGCCATAGATAAAGAGGTCACCGCCGTCGGGACGTCTCACTGAAGGCTCCGAGGACAGTCTTCACGTCGGATAATGAGCGGGCTACGAAGGCGATACCGCCGCTCGCACGGATCTTTCTCATCTGATGCTCCTGTGCCTTAGATGGTTCTTCCCCCACCTGCTTGAGCTCTATGCCCACGAACAGCCCTCGATAACAGCACAGAAGGTCTGGGATGCCCTCCTCTTGGAAGTTATCGCCTCCGTGAATCTTGTACACCGTGGCTCCTTGTTCCTTGAGCCACTTACTGACCTTGCGTACAAGTCGGCCCTCGGGTTGGCGTGCCATGAGTAGATCATATCACAAAGAGAGAGGCTCTGAGCGGGGATTGGGGGTCCATACACTCAGAGCCTCTCACGCCGCAGGCTTAGAGTTCGTCGAGGTCGACTTCGTCCAGCTCTTCCTCGTCCTCGACTTCCTCGTCACCTTCGAGCTCTTCACTCTCCTCTTCTGCTTCCTCGTCCTCATCCTTCTGCTCGAGTTCGTCCGCGGGGCGCATGTCCACCACGTCCGAGTACAGCTTCGCCGTCGTTGTGCCCGGCTTCGTCCACTCCCTGTCCTGTGTGGTGACAGCGATCTTCTTGCCGATCAGCTTCTTGGGGTCGAAGTTGAGCTTGCTGCCGGCTACGTTCTTCTTGTAGACCGCGTAGATCAGGTTGCGGAGATTGAACAGTGCCTCGGTGGCGAGTGAAGTGTTGTGGAACAGCGTCGTGCCCTTCTGGGCACCATCCACGACTTGGAAGGACCACTTGTAGTACGGAATGTTCGAGCGGTCGTTGTCCTTCCACTTCTTCTCCACCTTGGCAATCTTGACGAGGTAGTCACCCTCGGGTACGTGACCGCCTCCACCACCGGAGCGAATGTCCTTGGGCACTCCGGAGAAGTCAACAACATCAGGCACTAGCTACTCCTCTCCCTCAGCGACCTGAAGCATCTTCGCCAAGTTTGGATTGTCTACATGGGTGCCGAACAGGTGTTCCCTGTCCTTCGTCAGGTATCGGTCCTCGGGAAGGTCGACTAGAAGGCGGTTGCGAACCACAGAGCGTGCCTTCTCTTCCCCCTTACGCTTGACCTTGACCTGCTTCTTCGTTAGATATCCTATCACATCTACCGCGGACTCCAACGCTTCGCTTACCTTCGGGGTGACCATCGGAGAGATGAACATCTCACCTCCGAGGTCGTCGTCCTCACCCATGATCTTACGTTGCTGCTGGGCTGTGAACACACCAGCCATGGGCAAGTTACGGAAGTTGGTGATCTGCGTCTTCATCAACTCCGTCAACTTCTGATAGACAGGCCCTCGAGGCATGTCCGGATCCTTCGAGGCATCACGACTCGCCTCATCACCGAGGATGAACTTCATGCACAGGCTGCTCATGGCCGTGACCGTGTCGATGGCCCAGCCCTCGAATTCGTGGTCCCCCGATTGCAGGAACCAGTAGACGTCGTTGATCTCCTGCCAGTACTCCACGGGGTAGACGTGAGGATTGGTGCTCTTGCGGGTGGATTTGGTGCCCTTGTCGTTCACGTCTATCAGCAGCACTCCCGGCAACGTAGAGGCGAGACGGGTCTTACCGATTCCACTCCTCCCGTAGATGAGGAAGTGGTAAAACTCGTCCAGCTCATCGGCCCGGACGATTTTGTTACGGACTCGCTCGATCAAGTCTGGTTCATTCACTGAGGTCTGGCTCCTTTGCGTAGCGTTCCTCTACCTGTTCGAAGTTCTTCTCTAGCAGAGCTGTAATGTCTCTTCCCGTAAATTCAGCCACGCATGGGTCGTGGTAGTCGCAGTTGAAGGGACAGTTGTATACGTAGGTCCTCGGTATATCCTCCGTCTGCCGTCGGAGAATGTC